CGACTTTGATGCAACAAATACTGATGTTCAGTTCTTTACAGCAGAGGCAACTTTCAAGTATACTTTATATAAATTATCAACCAATACATGAATCTTGAACAAATTCAGGAGATGTGGGAAAAAGACTCTCATATCGACCCTGATAATTTACATGATGAATCATTAAAAATACCTCAACTTCACTCAAAGTATTACACACTCTACAATACAATTACTTTGTTGCGTGAGAGAGCCAGAGAACAATATGCTAAAGTAAGATTAGAAAGATATAATTATTACACTGGAAAAGCAACTGCAGAGGTATATGCAGAGGAACCATTTCCATATAAAGTTCGTGAGAAAGATGCAATCCAAAGACATCTTGAGGCAGATGATAAAATGAATAAAGTTGATATGAAGATTAAATACTATGATATAATGTTAAAATTTTTAGAGGAAGTTATAAGAGCAGTGTCGAATCGAACATATCAAATTAAAAATGCAATTGAATGGAATAAATTCCAAGCAGGTTATAATTAATAAATAACTTAGTAGATTTACTAATACAATGAAGCCAACTCCAAGAGAAACAAAAAAGATTCACGAGAATTACGAGAAAGTAAAACAACATCTAATTGATGAGAAGTATGCAATAGATGCAGATTCAGCAGATAAAATTATCTCTGGTATGAGTCAGGATTGGTTTGATACTATAGTTGGATAATGAAAACCTTTAAGCAATTTAAAGAAGATAATCAATATGTATCAGAAGGTGCAGGTGCAATCATAGGTGGTGCACTTAAATTAGGTGGTAAAGCACTTGGAGCATACTCTGCATACAAAGCAGGTGAAAGTCTTGTAAAGGGTAAACCAAAACAAGCAGCTATTAATGCAATAGGTGCAGTGCCAGGTGGAAGAGTATTTAAAGGCATGAAAGCATTAGGTGCTGGAAAAAATTTATCTAAATTAGGTTCTGCGGGTCAAAGTATTACAAGATATGGAACAGATAATGCATTTTCAAGAGGTGTAGATAAAGTTTTTAGTACAGCTGGAAAATATGCTAAAAAAGCATACGATAAAATTAAAAAGTAGGTTTATAAAACACAACTAAATAATTGATATTGATCGATGTTATGTCGCATTTGATAATATCAAAAAAGAATGAAGTGCATCTTCAGATTGAATCTGATATGCACGTTTATTATGAGTTAGCAGACTATTTCACCTTTGAAGTACCTGGTGCAAAGTTCATGCCAACTTATAAGAATAAGTATTGGGACGGAAAGATAAGGTTATTTAATATTCAGAACAATCAAATATACGTTGGACTTTTAGATAAGGTAGTTCAGTTTTGTAAAGACCACGAATATACTTATGAATTTGTTGCAAGCAAGTTCTATGGTTTACCATTTGAAGTGAATGATGGTATCTCAGAAGAGGGTGTGAAGGATTATATGAATGCTGTAAGTAAATATAAACCTAGAGATTATCAGATACAGGGAGTACACGACGCTTTAAAATACAATCGTAGGTTATTGATATCTCCAACTGCTTCAGGAAAGTCGCTGATGATATATGGGATTGTGAGATATTACGTTGAAAGAAAACTAAGTATTCTGATAGTAGTTCCGACGACATCTTTAGTAGAACAGATGTATAAAGATTTTGAGGATTATGGTTGGGATGTTGGTTCATTCTGCCACAAGATATATGCAGGTAAAGAAAGAGAAACAGATTCTCAGGTAATTATTACAACTTGGCAATCAATCTATAAACTTCCTCGCAAATACTTTAATCGTTTTGGATGTGTAATTGGAGATGAGGCACATCAATTTAAATCAAAGTCATTAATATCTATAATGTCAAAACTTGATAATGCCAAATATCGTTTTGGTTTTACAGGAACTCTTGATGGAACACAGACACATAAGTGGGTTTTAGAGGGTTTATTTGGTCCTTCTTACAAGATCATAAAGACCGAAGAACTAATGAAGAAGGGACATGTTGCCACTTTGGATATCAATGTGTTGCTATTGAAACACTCACCAAATAAATTTGAAACATTTGAAGATGAAATACAATACATTATTGGACATCAAAAAAGAAATAACTTTATTAAAAATCTTGCCCTTGATCTTAAAGGTAATACATTAATTCTATTTGCAAGAGTTGAAGGACATGGAGAACCCCTATATAATTTGATACAGGAGAATAATGTACTTGAACAACGACAAGTCTTCTTCGTACACGGAGGAGTTGCAACAGAAGATCGAGAGGAGGTTCGATCAATTACAGAAATGGAGAGTAACGCAATCATTATTGCCTCTTACGGAACCTTCTCAACAGGAATCAACATTAAGAACCTTCATAATGTCATCTTTGCTTCCCCATCTAAATCTCGAATACGAAACCTTCAATCAATCGGAAGAGTCCTAAGAAAGGGAAACAATAAAACAAAGGCAACTCTATATGATATTGCCGATGATATTAGTTACAAATCGAGAAGAAATTATACACTGAATCATCTCATTGAGAGAATAAAGGTGTATAATGAAGAAAATTTCAACTATGATATAGTTAAAATACCACTGAAAAATTAATGATACAAGATAATGAAGTATGGGTTTTTGATGATTTTATTGAAAAAGAATATCAAGAACAAATTAAAAAAGTTTTACTAGGTAGTGAACCTTTTGATGACCAAGAGTTTCCTTGGTATTTTATTGAAGATGTTACAGCATCAGGTGATGATGATAGTCAACATAGACCAGCGATGAGTCATCAGTATGTTGAATTTCAAGATGATAAAGATTCAATGGGAGTTGTAGCAAGTGACTTTCATGAGATGTTTATACCTATGCTTCAAAGAGCTGCTTTTAAATTTCGTATGCCATATGTAAATGCACTTCAAGGACGATCTTTTTTACAATTTCCAACAAACAAAAAAATGACTGTTGATCTTCCACACATTGATATCTACAGTCGAAAGCATTTAGTTTGTTTATATTATGTTTGTGATAGTGATGGAGATACTATCATTTACAATGAAAGAGAAAAAGATCGACCTGATGGAATCTATACTATTAAAGAAAGAGTCACTCCAAAACAAGGTCGAGTTGTCTTATTTGATGGTTGGTTAATGCACACAGCAGAACAACCCATAAATAATGTTAGATGCATTGTAAATTACAATTTGGATTAATGGGAGAGGAATTCTACGCTGCCTTAAAACTTATTACTGGTGAAGAAATCTTCGCACTTGTTTCTGTCGATGAGAATGATGGAGACTCAATTATAATGCTTTCAAATCCTGTTATTATGAAAATGATGCATAGTCCAGCTGGACATTATGTAAAAGTTAAACCTTGGTTAGAGTTACCAGATCAAGACTTATTTTTAATTAAGTATGATAAAATTATTACGATGTCAGAAGTAAATGATAAACAAATGATTAAGTTCTATAATCGATATTTAAATGAAGATGATATTGATATTGAAATTGATGGTAAAGTATCTCTAACAGATAAAATGGGATTTTTAACTACAGTTGATGATGCTCGCCAGAGCCTTGAGAATATTTTTAAGAATAATATAGATAAGCCTAACAACCCTTGAACCTCTACAAAGGTTATTGTACATAAAATTCAGTGACTTGTCAAGTCCCATAAATTATGTTATACTATCAATATATTAAGTCAGGTATATGGCAAAGAAAAAATCAGAACATTATGTAAATAACCGTGAACTTTTAGAAGCATTAATAGTATATCGTGCAAAGGTAAAAGAAGCAGAAGAGAATGATTTACCAAAACCACGCATCACAAATTACTTAGGTTCTTGTTTTTTAAAGATCGCCACACACTTGTCATATAAACCAAACTTTGTTAATTATATGTTCCGTGATGATATGATATCTGATGGTATTGAAAACTGTGTTCAGTATATTCATAACTTTGATCCAGAGAAATCAAGAAATCCGTTTGCCTACTTTACTCAGATAATACACTATGCCTTTTTAAGAAGAATACAGAAAGAAAAGAAGCAGTTAGAAATTAAAACAAAGATAATTGAAAAGACAGGATTTGAAGAAGTGATGACAGTTGATGATAGTGCAATGGCAGGTAGTAGTTCTGATTATAATACAATTAAAGATAATATCCAGTATAAGTCAAGTAACAGATGATTTTACCAGGTTCTACAGTTAAGGTGATAGATGAAAATTCAATCTATCGAGGATATGTTGGATGTGTTCAAAGAATACAAGGCAATAAGGCTGCTGTATTGATGGATCAAGATGGAACACCTTGGGATAAGATGATAACATTTAGAATATCTGATTTGCGTGAGCAAACCGAAGGTTTCCAATATTACCCACAAAAACCACAGAAGAAGAAAAAATGAAGTTAGCAATTATTACAGATCAGCATTTCGGTGCAAGGAAAGGTGCTGATTATATACACAGATATTTCAAAAAGTTTTACGATAATACCTTTTTTCCATACTTGGAGAAAAATAAGATTGATACTATCGTAGATATGGGAGATACTTTCGATAATCGTCGTAATATAGACCTAGCAACCCTTGAGTGGACAAAGAAAAACTATTATGACAGATTACAAGCAATGGGTATTACTGTCCATACAATCGTTGGTAATCATACTGCATACTATAAAGATACAAATGAAGTCAATACAGTTGAATTATTATTAAAAGAATATGATAATGTTGAAGTTTATTCAGAACCAACTACTGTGAATATTGGTGGATTAGATATTTTAATGCTTCCTTGGATTAATGAGGAGAATAAATTACAAACTCTTGAGATGATGGATACTACATCAGCAGATGTCATTATGGGTCATCTTGAACTAAATGGTTTTGTTGCTACTCGTGGTCATATGATGGAACATGGAATGGATACAAAGATATTTGATAAATTTTATCGTGTTTATTCTGGCCACTATCATACTCGTTCTGATAATGGAAAGATATACTATCTCGGAAACCCTTATGAAATGTTCTGGAACGATGTTTTAGATACAAGAGGATTTCATATCTTTGATACTAAAACAATCGAACACAAACCCGTAAACAACCCTTACAGACTATTTTACAATATCTACTACGAAGATACTAACTATAAGTTATTTGATACTAGAGATTTTAAAGATAAGATTGTCAAAGTGGTTGTGAAGAAGAAAACCGACCAAAAGCAATTTGAAAAATTTATAGATAAATTATACAACTCTGGTATTCAAGACTTAAAAATAATAGAAAATTTTGTATTAACTGAAAGTGCTGACTTTGAAGTTGAGGAAACTGAGAATACGATAGGTATATTGAATCGCTATATTGATGAATCTGAGTTTGAAGGAGATAAAACTCTCATTAAAGGAATTCTACAGCAAATATACACCGAAGCTTGCGAGGTAGACTAATGTATCTTCTTTCACTAAAAGACAGACGGGACGATGGTGCCTATGCTGTTCTAAACCGTTATGGAGAAAAAGTTCTTTTTATGTTTGAGGA